GTTGGCGGCGTGACCTATACTGGCACAGGTCAGTTGATGCAAATAAGTGAATTATCCGAAACAGCCGAAATATCCGCAAAAGGCGCAACGATTACGCTTTCAGGTATTCCGTCAAACTTGATTTCACTGGCGTTGACCGAACCTTATCAGGGGCGTTTGTGCAAAATCTATTTTGGCGCGATTGATGCGAACCGCGTCTATTTGACGGATGAAGATGGCAATTACCTCTTGAACGAGGATAGCAGTAAAATTGACATCAGCATCGGTGATCCGAATGATATTGTTGAGGTCTTCACTGGCTATATGGATCAAATGAATATCGAAGAAGGCGCGGAGACTAGCACAATCGGGCTTGCGGTCGAAAGCAAACTGATCGACTTAGAGCGTCCACGGGTGTTCAGATATACTGATGCAAATCAGAAATCGCGCTTTACGAATGACAAGGGTTTTGAGTTTGTTGAAGATTTGCAAGACAAGCGATTTAATTGGGGTCGGGGCTGATGTTCAATGATTGGGATATTCGGCTGGCAAATTACATTGAAAGCGTTAGAGATCGAGGCTTTGACTGGACAGACTTTGATTGTCTTAGGTTTGCAAATGCCGCTGTGATCGCACAACGCGGCGAAGGTTTTGCAGATGATTGGCTGGGCGAATGTAAGTGCGGTAAATCGGCTTTTAAGCACTATATGACGATGCTAAAGCGTCAGGGGTATAAAACCGTACCAGAAGCGATTGATGCGCGTCTGACGCGCTCTGTGGGGCTTATGCCAAGGCGCGGTGACATCGTTGGGCGACACGATCTGGCGAATTCGATAGTCGGTTTGTCTCTGGGTGTGGCGATTAGTGACTTGATCGCATTTGTGGGGCATAATGGGCTGGTCTTTAGCAAGCCGCAACCTGATGATATTTATTGGTCTTTATCATGAATTTCTTTCTTCCGATAATTTTGATCTTAATCACATCGCCAGCCTATGCTGATCCTGTGACAATCGCGATTGCGGCGATTTCTGCTGGTGCGGCAACTGCGATGGCATCAGCCGCAGTCATCGCCGCCGCAGGTGGTTATTTTGCTTTTTTTGCAATGAACTTTGCAGTCACGGTCGGCTTGTCTTATCTCTCATCGGCACTTGCGCCAAAGCCAAAGCAGGCAGGTGTTTTCCGCACCGAAGCAGGTTATCAGGTCGCAGGGGTTGGCGCGGCGCAAGATCACGCTATTATCTATGGTCAGACGCGCGTTGGCGGCGTGGTGGTTTACAAAGAAGCCACCGACAACAATAAATATTTGCATTTGGTTGTTGCTATTGCCGGGCATGAATGTGAAGAAATCACCAGCGTCTATCTAAACGATGAAATCCTAACGCTTGACGGCGATGGTTTTGCAACTGCGCCGGATAAATATGACGGTTATGTGCGCGTCAAAACGCATCTTGGATCATCCACGCAAGCGGCTGATACAGATTTGATCGCGGAAAGTGATGGTCTGTGGACAACAGATCATCGCTTACAAGGCATTTGTTATGCTTATATTCGGCTTGAATTCAACGCTGATAGTTTCCCAAATGGCGAACCAGCGATCAGTTTCTTGGTCAAAGGCAAAAAGGTTTATGATCCCAACACCGCAACAACCGCTTGGTCAGAAAACTCCGCGCTGTGTTTGCGCGATTATATTGTCAGCGATTACGGGCTTGCCACCGATGACATTGATGACACGCTATTCGCAACAGCCGCAAATATCTGCGATGAGAATGTGACGCTTGCGGCTGGCGGTACAGAAAAGCGGTACACTACCAACGGATCATTCACAACTGCGTCACAACCGAAGGACATCATCGATGATTTGCTTCGCGCTATGGGCGGGACAATCTGGTATGCACAAGGCAAATGGCGCGTAAAGGCGGCGGCCTACACAACGCCGCTTGTTTCTTTCAATGAAGATGATCTGCGGTCTGGCATCAAAATCCACACCAGACATTCGCGGCGCGATAATTTCAACACGGTGCGCGGTGTTTTCCGTGGCGCAGAAACGAACTATCAGACCAGCGATTATCCAGAAATAACATCATCGGTTTTTGTTGACATTGATGGCGGCGATAAAAGCGTTATCGATTTCGACTTAGGGTTTACCAATACGTCCACACGCGCACAACGCATCGCAAAGATCGCGCTTTATCGCAACCGCGAACAGTTGACCGTTTCTGCGGCGTTTGGCATGAAGGCGTTTCAGGTGCAGATCGGGGACATTGTGCAACTGACAAATACACGCGCCGGATGGACAGACAAGACGTTTGAGGTTGTAAACTGGTCGTTTACACCGCAAAGCGACAACGGGCTTGTTGTGTCGATGGATTTGCGTGAAATATCTTCGGCTGTTTTCGATTGGGACGCTGAAGAAAGCGCGTTTGAATTTAACAACACCACGCTTGCTGATCCTTTTGATGTGCCAGCAATCGGAGTTAGCGTAACATCAGAAGCGCGTGTGATTAACGAACATCTGACAAACGTGATCATCGTGACGGTTACATCTGACGCGCCAGAGCGCGTTGATCAGGTTGAGGTGCAGTTTAAGAAAACAAGCGATGGTGGGTTTAGGTCTGCCGGGTTTGGTGAATTAGGCGTCACTGAAATTCTTGATGTTGAAGATGATGAATATGAAATCCGCGCCAGAGCGATCAACACGTTTGGCATCAAGGGCGATTTCTCTTCTTCAACGCTTCAGGTTGAAGGTCTTGCTGAACCACCATCAGACGTTGAAAACTTTTCGTTCAACGTGTCTTCTGCTGGCATCCATCTCGAATGGGATGCTGTGCCTGATCTTGATTTGTCGTTCTATCGCATCCGTCACGCGCAAGCGGAAACAGGCGCAACCTTCGCAAACGCCACGACAGCCGTTGATAAGGTTGCGCGCCCGGGGAATAGCGTGACTGTGCCGCCGCGTTCAGGCACATATCTAATCAAAGCCTATGACAAGTCTGGCAACCAATCAGTGAACGCAACAAGCGTTGTTGTGCGCGCTGAAGATATTGACGTATTCACAAACACGCAAACACAGGTTGAACATTCCGCATTTAGCGGTACAAAAACAGGGTGTTCCGTTGATGGCGCAAGCCGTTTGCGTATTACCGATCCATCATCTGCGCCATCGAGCGCGACTTACGATTTCAGTAACTACATCGACACGGGTTCTGTGCGTGTTGCAAGATGCTTAATGGAAATGGATTTGGTGCGGATTAATGACGCGCCGACAGATACGTTTGACACGCTCACAGGCAATTTTGACGCCTTGCCGGGCAACTTTGATGATCTAACTGGCGGCTCTTCTTTTGCTGATGTAAACGTCATTCAATACATTTCAACAACTGATGATGATCCGGCAGGATCGCCAACGTGGTCTTCTTATAAGCGTTTTAAGTCTGGTGACTTTTCTGGACGCGCATTTCGCTTTCGTGTAGAATTGGCATCGACAGCCGATGACATCACGCCAGCGATTGACGAATTGACTGCTAAAGTGAGGTATAACTAAATGGCAACGCATGATTATGTAATTGACAACCAGACCACGCCAGCATTTCGTTCAGACTTGAACAATGCTTTGTCTGCGATTGCAACGAATAATTCCAGCGCAACTGCACCATCCACAACCTATGCTGGGATGTGGTGGCTAGACACGACCAATAGTTATCTGAAAATGCGTGACCAGAACGATGCTAACTGGATTATCGTTGGTGAATTTGATGTTGCTAACAGCCGCTTTGAATTGATCAGCAACAGCCTTACTGCGGCATCTGCGGCTGGCATTGATGTTTATAATTCATCAGGCACAAAGATTATTGACTTGCAGGTTGCGTCAGAAGCAACCGCAAAAGATGGCACAAACAACACCGAATTAATGACGCCGCTTCGCGTGAGACAAGCCACAGGTTTGGTTTCTGGCATCATCATGCCTTACGCTGGTGCGTCTGCGCCATCGGAATGGCTTTTGTGTTATGGGCAATCTGTTTCAACCACGACTTATGCTGATCTATTTGCGGCGATTGGTTACACTTACGGCGGTTCTGGGGCATCGTTCAACGTGCCTGATTTGCGTGGACGTGTTATCGCTGGGCAAGACGATATGGGCGGGATTAGTGCAAACCGCTTAACAAGCCCGATTAATGGCGACACATTAGGCGCGACTGGCGGTTCTGAAAGCCATACGCTGACCACAAGCGAAATGCCTTCGCACAGCCACAGCATGACAAACACAGCGCGAAAAGATGGCGGCTCTCCTCCGGGCGGTAGTTTTCCACACGGATCATCATTCGGCACAGACACAACTTTAGCAGAAGTTGGGCTTACGCTATCAATCGATAACACTGGCGGCGGTGCGGCGCATAACAATATGCAACCGACAATCGTGCTGAATTACATTATCAAAACATAGGTTGCAAGATGGCTGATAAAAAGATTTCCGAACTAACTGCAATCACTGGCGCGGATACTGCGGCAGATGACTTTTTTATTGTTGTTGATACAAGCGGATCAGCCACAAAGAAGATCAGTCGCGCGGAATTGAACAACGCGATTGAACAGGATGTTCTGGCTCAAGTTGATATTACCAGCGCGAACATTGATGGCGGTACTATCGACAACACGCCAATCGGTTCAACGACAGCATCAACGGGTGCATTTACAACGGTGGACACAACAGGTGATGTTACTGTTGGTGGTAACTTGACGGTGCAAGGCACAACCGTAACGATTGACACTGCCACCACGCAAACTGTTGATTTAGGAGATAATGACAAAATCCGTCTAGGGGACGGAAACGATCTTGAGATATATAGTGACGGTAACACATCATACATAAAAGAAAACGGCACTGGTGATTTGCGGATTTGGGCAGACAACCCAAACATTTCAACATCAGGCGGCAACAAAATATTCTATGGCAATAATGGTGTTGCAGAACTGTATTACACAGGCGGTGTAAAACGTCTTGAAACCACAGCCACTGGCGCGGACATCACCGGAACGCTGGTCACAGACGGCCTCACTGTAGACGGCAACGTATCACTAGACGGCGGCACGATTAAACTTGACGGCAATTATCCGACTGGCACATACAACGTGGCGTTGGGTAATGCGGCACTTGACGATGGCTCACTTACTGGCGGTTTTAATGTGGCTGTCGGCACATTTGCTTTGACATCAAATACTACTGGCGGAACAAATACTGCCGTTGGTCAATCCGCAATGAACTTTAATACCACTGGTGGGTCAAATACTGCTGTTGGACAAAATGCACTAAAATCCAATACTACTGCGTCAGAGAATACCGCAGTTGGCAAAGATGCCCTTGTTGACAATACTACTGGCACACGCCTTGTTGCTGTCGGTAAAGAAGCACTTGCGAACAATACATCTGGCGTAGACAATATTGCTATTGGGCGGTATGCACTGCGTGATAACACAATACAATCAAACAATGTTGCCATCGGCACTAACGCACTTGTTGTTTCAACTGCGTATAACAATACGGCTGTTGGTTCGTATTCACTTGGCGCAAACACCAGTGGTTCAGATAACACTGTTGTTGGTGCATATTCAATGGATGCCAACACTACTGGTTTACGAAATGCGGCATTGGGTAATAATTCATTAGGTTCAAACGTAACTGGTAGTTATAACTCTGCATTTGGCTGGGGTGCTTTGGGTGCTAATACCGCATCTGAAAACACAGCACTTGGTTATGCGGCTTTATACGCAAACACTAGCGGCACAAACAATACGGCTGTCGGTACAAGTGTGCTTGGACAAAACACCACTGGCTCGGAAAATACCGCTGTTGGTAGAACTGCATTAAACGCAAACACTACTGGCGCATACAATACTGCCGTTGGTCGTGATGCTTTAAAATCAAATACAACCGCATCCAACAACACGGCTGTAGGTTACAACTCACTTTTGCTTAACACCACTGGTTATAATCTTGTAGCGGTTGGCAAAGGTGCATTGCAATCAAACACCACTGGCTATGACAATGTTGCTGTAGGCTACAACTCTTTGGATGCAAACACTACTGGTTCGTCTAATACCGCTATAGGGCTGGGGTCTTTAGGCGCAAACACCACTGGTGCGGCTAATACGGCAGTCGGTCAAGGTAGTATTGGTGCAACTACAACAGGGGCAAACAATACGGCTGTTGGCAGAGAAGCATTAGCAGTTAATACAACTGGCTCTTTTAACACCACAATGGGTTCTCAAGCGGGACGGTCTATTACAACAGCCAGTAACAATACTGCTATAGGCTATGAATCTTTGCGGTTTAATGCTACAGGCATAGAAAACACCGCTGTTGGTAAGGGTTCTTTGTATGCTAACACAGCAAGTTATAACACCGCTGTTGGATTTAATGCGCTTGCTTACAACACCACTGGCACGTCCAATGTCGCTGTAGGTAAATCAACGCTTGATGCTAATACCGATGGCAATAGAAATACAGGTCTAGGCGAGAGTACTTTAGGTGCTAATACTTCTGGTGATGACAATACTGCTGTTGGTCAAGGTGCTTTGGCAGGGAACACTACTGCAAACAGAAATACAGCAGTAGGTTATCAAACTCTTGTCGCCAATACCACAGGCACACAAAACACATCTACTGGTGCTAACTCAACTAAAAGCAACACCACAGGCAATTACAACACCGCCAATGGTTATGCGGCTTTGCATTGGAACACTACAGGCTGGAACAATACAGCACTTGGTTACAACGCCCTATATAACAACACTACCGTAAATAACAACACGGCTGTGGGTAACAAGTCTTTGTATGCAAATACAACAGGCACAGAAATTGTTGCTGTTGGCTCTGACGCTGGTCAATATGGCACAGCCGCATCTTACAGCACATTCTTAGGCTTCAGAGCAGGGCGTAATACAACAGGCACAAATAACACGTTTGTTGGTATTAACTCTGGTATTAACGTCACGTCTGGCACAAAGAATACCATTCTGGGTTCTTACAGCGGCAATCAAAGCGGCCTAAACATCACCACACTCAGCAACAACATCGTGCTGTCGGATGGCGATGGTAATCCTCGTATGTATTTTAATAATAGTGGCAGGTCTACTATAGGAAGCCCAAATGAAGGCTCTGGTGGCAATGCCGCTATATTAACATTACGATATGCTGGGGGTGCTTCTGAATATGGTATGAACTTCTTGCCAGATGCGGATGGTGCGCAAGCGTGTTCTTTCTTTAATGCGGCAGGAACAAGCGTTGGCAGTATAAGCGTTTCATCAACAGCAACAACCTACAACACATCATCCGACTACCGCCTGAAAGAGAATGTAGTTGATATGACAGGCGCAACTGAACGTCTGAAGCAACTTAATCCTGTGAGATTTAACTTTATTGCAGATGCCGACACAACTGTTGATGGCTTCCTTGCACATGAGGTTCAGGACATTGTTCCAGAGGCAATCACAGGCACTAAAGATGAGGTGGATGCTGACGGTAACGCAGTCTATCAGGGCATTGACCAAAGCAAACTTGTGCCGCTTCTTGTGGCAACCATTCAAGAACTTGAGGCTCGTATAGCCGCACTTGAGTCCAACTAAACTACAGGAGTATAAAATGGACGAAATCACAGCAGAAGAAATCGCACAGCACTACACAGCGATGGGTCACAGCGTTGACCTTATCAATGCCATTATTGCTGGCGACCACGATGAAACGATGGATGCGGATGAACGTGCAGATTGCGTCAGCCGTAACGTAGAGCATTTGGAGATTATGGTGGCAAAGGACTTCTGGACTACAGAAGACATGACTGCCGCTAATGCCGCAATTACAGCAGGGAACGCTTACTAATGGCTGACAATGTAATCACAATCAATGGCAAGGAATACGAGGCTGACAGTCTTGATGACCAGCAAAAGTATTACATCCGTCAAATCCAGTCATGCCAGCAGAAGGCAGACCATCTTGCATTTGAGCATAGTCAGGTAACAACAGCGCAGAACGCTTACACTAATGCGTTGATTGAATTGCTTGAGGCTGAAGATCAGGAAGAAAAAGCGAGTTAGAAATGAAACAAAATATCGACATTCCGTTGGCAAGTGCAGGTATAACCAGCCCGATGTGGCTTGCGCCGCTAAACGAATGGATGACGCTCATCCTTGTGACGGGTTCGATCATCCTTGTCGGTATGCGTATTTATTTCTTGCTGAAAGAAAAAAATGAATGAGGCTCTTCTTTTCATTTTGCTGGTAATAATGCCTGACGGATCGTTAGAGGTTAAGGCAGACATTGTTGATAAATGTCCACCGTCAGGCTTATTAACAGCGCAAATGGAAACGAAGAAAATTCACAACGAAATTTTAGGATGGACTGGGGCTTGCATCACTGTAGATAAGAAAGCGATGATGGCAGATAGGGCATGAAAGTCGTTTTTTTGCTGGTGATGGTTCTGGGGACAGGTGAGGATCGCAGAGAGGTTGATACCTTTCTGCGTTTTTACAACCTGAATGATTGCAACTGGTATGCGAAAGAGTTAGCGCGCCGATACGGAAATTATGAGACGCATCGTTTCATCAATTCAAAAGATCGCACCACGCTCTATTGTGTGCCGGAACAAGTCAACCCAGAACAAGTCGAGGTCTATTGATGGTTGATCCAGCATCCGCAATGGCTATTGCGTCAGCGTCTTTTTCCGCTTTGAAAAAAGGATTCCAGATAGGCCGCGATATAGAAAGTATGGCGGGAGACCTGTCAAGGTGGATGGGCGCGTTAAGCGACCTAGAGCAAGCCGAAAAAGAAGCGAAAAACCCACCAATCTTCAAAAAACTATTTGCTGGTAAATCTGTCGAGCAAGAGGCTTTAGAGATATTTGCCGCAAAGCGCAAGGCTCAAGAGCAACGCGATGAACTACGCCAATGGCTGACGCTAACGATTGGCAGTAGTGCTTATGATGATTTGGTGCGGATGGAAGCATCAATCAGAAAACAGCGACAGGAGACGCTCTATCGCCAGCGCGAGAGACGCCAAAAGTTTATTGAGATTGTGGTTATATCCATCGCTTGCATTGTTGGTGTTGGTGTGTTCGCTGTGATAATATATGCCGCAATGAAAGCCAGAGGTTTAATATAACTGCTGTCGGGGGATTGGTGGTTTCTGAAACTAGCATTGGGCTGATCGGCGAATATATAGCGGCGGCGTGTCTTTTGTCTTTGGGTTATCGCGTGGCACTTGCGGCGCAAGATCGTGTTGACCTTGTTTGCTGGAACGATGAACACATATTAAGGGTTCAGGTAAAGTCTGCGACATTGCAACATCGAAACGGTCGGCAGTCTGGCTATCAATTTCAACTTGGTTCTGGTTCTAAAAAAAAGAAACTGCCATCAGTAAAGGATTATGATTTAGTTGTATGTGTGGGGATTGATCAGCGAAGGTGTATTATGTTTGCAACGGAACAGTTGCAACAATACACAAAACGCGTCACGTCCAAAAGATTTGACAATCCGCAAATCGAATACCAAACTATGGCGAAGGCTGTGGAAATTATTAAAGCGAGAAGATGATGGCAAAATGGGATGATTATCCAAATTTCAGCAAAGAAGAATTTGACTGTCAACAAACAGGCACAAATGAGATGCGCGATAGTTTCATGATGGTTCTTCAGCAGTTGCGCGATGAATTGGGCGAACCGATCCGCATCACAAGCGGCTATCGTGATCCCCGGCACAGCATCGAGGCGTCTAAGAGCGCGCCGGGTGTGCATACGCGCGGCTTGGCTTGCGATATAGCCTGTGACGGTCAACAAGCCTATAGGATACTCCAAATTGCTCTTAAAGTAGGTTTTACGGGCATCGGTGTATCGCAGAAGGGTGGTTCGCGGTTTATTCATTTGGACACGTTCACAGGTTCACCGCGTCCTAACGTATGGAGTTATTGAGATGTTAGCAGTATTAGGTAAGATTCTGGGATCAGATAAGGTTATCAGTCAGGGGCTTTCGCTCATTGATGATCTTGTAGTCACTAGCGAGGAAGAGATCGCCGCAAAGAGCAAAGCAAAGATTGATTTGATGGCGGCGTATCAGCCGTTCAAATTGGCGCAACGATACCTTGCACTGATGTTCACCGCTATGTTTCTATTCATTATGGCTAACGGCGTTGTGGGGGCTTTGTACGGCATTATAGATATGAACAACGTAGAAGCCGCGAAAGACTTTGCGTCATCTATGTGGCTGGGCGAAATAATGCTGGCTATCGTTGGTTTTTACTTTGGCGGCGGTGTGGTCGATAGCATCAAGGCTAAGAAATAACGCGCCATAAAAAGCGCGTTAAAGGCCTTATGGTATCATTAATGATACCTTGCAAGGTGAACATGAAATGTTAAAAATGCAAGCCGGGGATTGCTCCCCGGCAGTTGCACATATTTGTGTAATTATTCGATGACCTTCAGCGATAGCGTCTTTTGACGCGCAACCCTTTCGGGTTTGGCTGGCGTGATCTTTTCTGGCTGTGCGCGCATCTTCCGCATAGGCCATTTGATGACATATTTCTTATCACCAATTTCTGCGAAGGCTTGTGTCGTTTTGCCCATCACTTCTTTGATGCTGGCTTCGATCATGTCGATGTCGTATTCCGCTTGATCTTTGCGTTGCTTTGCTTCGGCAAGGTCAAGTGCCATTTTACTGCCACCCTGAACGCTTGCCAGATCAAGCGGCGCATCATCTTCATCCGCTTGGTGGAAGGCGTGGTTGCCATCATCGGAAGACAGCACAGGATAAATCTCACCGCTTTCGCGGCGTCTCTCGAATTCCGTGATGGCTTCTGCGATGCGCGTTTGCATGACCGCGTTTGCTTCATACATAAAGATACGCAACTCAATGCCGCGATAAAATGTGGCGATTGCGCCCCATTTGAAGCCCGCACACATCATCTGCGCTTGCA